CACGAGGGCGCGGGCACCCACCTCCAGACGGTCGACCTCCGCGGTCTCCTCGCTAGTCAGCGGCCGTCGCAGCGCGGCGGCCACGGCCTCGCGGAGAAGCTGGTCGCTCATCCTCGGAGCCCTCCTCCTCGGTCTCGGACCCCCCGGAGCCCTCCTCCTCGGAGGCCGTGAGGTCCTCGATGGGGTGCCAGTGCCCGCTGGAGGTCAGGAGGGCGTGCAGCCGGTGGCCCTCGGGGTAGGTCACGCGGGCGCCGGTGGTCTCGTGCTCGAAGACGGTCACGGCGTGTCTCCCGTCAGCCGGCGGCCGGGGTGACGGCCCCGACCGGGTACTTCTTGACCGTCTCGGCGTTCTTGGTCGCGACGATGTCCTTGAGGCAGTAGCCGTAGCGCGCCTTGAACCGCAAGGCGACCATGTCCTTCTCGGCCAGGCTGATGCCGCCGACGGTGGCCTGGTCGAGGAACTTCACGGTGATGTCCTGGCGGACGCCGATGCGCACAGCGGTGGAGTCCACAATGAGGCCGACGGCCTTGGCGGAGTCGAACACGGGCTTGTCGCCCTTGACGGTGCCGCGCGACCAGCGGGCGGTGAGGCCCGCGACCTGGTCGACCGCGCCGGGGGCGGAGGACAGGGAGGGCAGGTAGATCGGGGTGCCCTCGGCGTTACGCAGGTTCGCGAGCTGCATGCGTAGGCTGCGGCGGGCGATCAGCGTGTCGGGCTCGAACTCTCCGTCCCCGATGACCATGCCGGTGTTGGTCAGGACCGCGCCGACCAGGTCCAGGGTCCGGTCCGTCTTGGACACCTGGGTGATGTTGCCGCCGGCGGTGGCTGCGGCGAACAGGTCCGGGTCGGTCCAGGTCGCGGGCTTGTTCGTGCCGAAGAAGATGGCTGCGTCCAGGGCGTACCCCATGGCCTGGCCGCCGAGCTTGGAGATCTCGGTCAGGACATCCTCGGTGGCGTCGTCAATGACGTTCTCATGCACCGGGATGATGACAGCGACCTCCTCGGCGACAAGGGTCTTGTCCGCCCAGGCGGCCTTCGACGTCGGCTTGGTCCCCGCCTCGTCGTCAGACTGCTCGGTGACCCAGCTGGCGTGGGGGATGGTGGCGAGCACGGGCAGGCGCTCGGTCTTGGTGCCCATGCTCACGGGCGAGAACGCCTGGAGCGCCACAGAGGAGTCCGTGGCGGCGCCCAGGAAGTCGCTGGAGTAGGCGTCCTGGATGAGGCCTGCGACCTCGGAGCGTGTGATGTCAACGGGCATCGGCTTTGTCCCTTCAGTAGTGGTACGTGGTTACTCCTGGCCGCGCATGCGGCGCAGGGCTGCGGCCGCCTGGGCCTTGGGGCTCAGGGACGGCTCCGGGGTCGAGGCCCCGGAGCGCAGGCCCGGACGACGCAGCGGCGGAGCCGTCGGCTTCGGCGCCGAGGACTGGCGCCACTTCAGGAGCGCGGCCGCGGAGGCCTCCATCTCCTCACGGGTGGCCCCGGTCAGGGCCTGGGCGGGCACACCAGTCTCCGCGGCGACCTCAGCGGCCGCGAGCGCCCGCCTCGACTCAGCGAGCTGGGCCTCGAGGTCCTGGGTGCGGGCCAGGGCGTCGGTGTAGTCGGCGGGCAGGTGCGCGGCGACGTAGGCGTCAGCCGCCTCCTGGGTCGTGATCGCCTCGAACCCGGCGCCCTCCTGCGGCGCCGCGGTCCTGCTGCCGCCCCTGGCGGACGGCGTGGTGGTGGAATCACCCATCATGGTCTCCTCGGGTATGACGAGGCCCCGGCCGCACCAGGTGCGGTCAGGGCAGCGGTAATGAGGGGGTACAGGTCGGCCCCGCACACCGTCAGGTGATGCGGGGCTGCGCAGCAGTAGTGCGACGGCGTCGTCTACGCGGTGGCTGCGAGCGCCCTGGTTCGGGCCTCGATGTCCGCCAGTGTGTACTCGTCCTCGACGGGGACGCCCAGGGCCTGGGCCAGGACGTGGCGCGTGGACCTGGGGCCGGGCCAGCCGTCCACGGAGACGATCCAGGGATAGCCCAGGGCGACCTCGTCGGGGTCAGTCTCGTCCACGTCCCACTGCGCGGACGCGAAGGAGTCGCCGTCAGGGTGGAAGTGGGGGTCCAGGACGGCCTCGACCTGGGCGCGCGTGGGGCCGGAGCCGACCCAGAGCAGGTACTCCGAGCCCTTCTCCCAGTCATTGGCGTCCATGTCACTCGTCACGTCTCCAGTGTAGCTCCTGGTCGTCCGGGAGGAGAACCACGACCTCGTCCAGGCGGTCGCCGGACCACCTCATGGCTCCGTGTAGCGCCTCCTCCGCCTCGGGGGCAGACATGGTGGTGTGGCGGGCGTCCACCACGACCGTGGGTGACTGCTTGGAGCCGTCCTTGACCAGGTTCTTCACCGACGTGACCGTGCCGGTACCCGAGCGCTTGAGCTCGATCGTCCTGGACTTGTCGGTGGTCACCGTGTCGGGGGTCTTGCGGCCCGGCTCGTCGGTCGGCTGGACGGACACCAGGTGCAGGCCGTAGCGCTCGGCCAGGGCGGCGGCGAGGTCGTGCTCGTAGGTGGTGTCGCTGGGGCGGAGGGTCCCGTCCTTGCGTACATCGGCGTCGAGGTAGTGGTGGGGGTCCTCCGCTGGGGCCAGCAGGCCCCGCTCCTCCAGCTCCCTGACGGTGAAGTGGGTCTCTCGGCGTCCGGGAGGCTTGGCCCTGACGTGGACCCGGTGGGTGTGCCCGTCCCGGTCCGGGAAGGGCTCCCGGGGGTCCTCGTGCGGTGGTGCGGGTGGGGCCGGGGGCCCCGGGGGGCGGGGAGGAGCCCCGCCGGCGGCCCTCTTGGGGGTGATGCCGTCGTCCTCCATGCCGGCCAGGTAGTCCCTGAGGCGCTCCCGCTCGGCGGGGGTGACCCTCCGCTTGGAGGCCGTGTACTGGTGGACGCCCACCTCGGGTCCGCCCCAGGCGGGGGCGGCGGTGCACCGGCAGTGGTCGTGGGAGGCGAAGCGGACCGAGTCGGCGGTGTAGACCTCGCCGCGTCCGGCGAGCATGCGGCAGAACTTGCAGCCGCCGTGGGTGACGCGCCGCCACCCGGTGGCCCTGGGGTCGGCGCGGGCGGAGGCCATCACGGTCTGCCGGTCCGCGTCCATGACGC